GGTGAAGTTGCTGTTAACTTGACCGATAAGAAGTTATTCGTAAAAGGTGCGACGGGAGAACTTATAACTCTTGTTGAACCACAGACCCACGCAGACACAAACCACGTTACCTCGTTCAATGGAGAAACTGGAGTTGTTACATTTAACGATTATGTAACCACATTCAACGGATCTACTGGTGCGATCCAAGGTATGTCATCATTCAACGGACTAACTGGAGATGTGACATCGGGTATATCATTTAGTATTCATGGAATCACATTCTCTGATAACACATTCCAAAGATCCGCATCACGAAATGGATTTAGATATGTGACAGGTACAGAGTCTGACGTTAATAATGATGCTGGACGTATAAATGTAGGCATGGATGTGTTGGGTGAAATTGATAAATTTAGTGTTAACACGACTGACCTCGATGGAATTAATCTTACACCGTTGTATACTTTGGTGCAACAAAGAGGTGGAATCGTGTCTGTATTCGATGGTGACTTTAGCAATAAGTTTATCGCCATAATAAACCCAGATCCAGATTTTGATGGATCTATTAGTTCAGGTGAGAATGAAACACAAACAACTTCGACTGTCTTTACACACTCCACTTCAACTACTTCACCACCAAACGTATCTACGGGTGCAATTATAGACAATGGATCTGTTGATCTTAATAATACTTTTGATCGGGAATTATACGTTCAAATTATTCCAAACACAAATACATTTATTACAGAATTTAATGGATCGACTGGTGATATCCTTTTTGAAGGTGGATCAAATGCTAGAATTGGTATCGTAACTCATACATCACAGTTCCCTGTAGGTGGACTGTCCGCAGACGGAATGATTGAAGTTTACAATCTCGGTATCTCTGGACCTGATGGTATCACATTCGACAATGGATTGAGACTAGATCCCACAGGAATCGAAAGACTTACTATCGTTCCAAAAACTGGTAATGCGATATTAGAGTTAGGAACAGCGACAGGATTCATAAGATCTCTGAACCAAGAACCAGCGATTAAGATTGAGGCTAATAATAAAGTAACTCTGGGTGATCCAGAGGAGGCTGGAAATGCATCGACTCTAATTATAGATGATTCCACTACATCGATCACCGCAAATGTTGATGTGTCCGCACCCAATGTAAATGTAGCAGGTAATATTGTTCATACTGGGGACACTGATACAAAGATTGAGTTTACTTCCAATACAATCAAAGTCGTTCAAGGTGGTGATCGTCATCAACTCCAAAGACAAAAAGATACCGCTCAGTTTTCAGTTGTTTCGAGCAGTGCGGTTGACTCAGGGAACACTCTTGGACACAAGGTTCAAGGACTGAAACACATTCCTTACGATGCTACGTTTACAAATGTATTTGTTCGTGGTTCCACACTCGGTGGTCTAGAACTCGCAATCAATAAAGCAGGTAGTGATCCACTTGGACACGCAGCGAACGGTGCGACAGAATTAATCACCGCAAACATACCTGTTGGTTCACAGGGTGTTTCGTTCAGCAGTGGTTTCACTGCGTCGGGTGTGTCTGCGAACGACTTTATTTACTTGAGAGTGAAAAGCAACAACGCTGGAGCGACAGCAATCCAAGCGTTAGTTACTTATACGAGGGACTGATATGGCATTAACTGATGTTTTTATTTCACCATCAGGAGCAGGTGATAACTCAGGTAGTTCTGTCGCAAACGCTCTTCCCGCCGTTAGTGGTGGAGACTGGTCAACGAACATTGAGGGTCTAACCAGAGCAAATCGTCGCTTTATTTTTCTTGAAGGCACTTACAATGTGTCCTCAGAATTAGTCTTTACAACAAGTGATCCGACTATAACAGATCCGAACATATGGGTTGGTGCAAAGAGTGACGGAACACTTCTTGAACCACAGTTTGACGAAACAGGTATGCACCTCGTCACAGACAACTATCCAAAAATAATTAACTCTGCTAACACTAATCTCATCGACACTTCTGCGACTGAAGTATTCAAGTGCATCTACTTTGAAAATACGAATGCCAGTAGAAATGGTTTTCTCATTAATAATGTTTTTAGCGAAGCAAAGAATCTCTCATTCATAGGGTGCTATGGAAAGATAACACCCAACGGAACGAGTTCGACTATTTTTCAAGTTTGGGGTGGGACTGCACTGATGTGTGAAGCAGTGATGAATGGCACCAACTACAGAAACATCATCAATGCAGGAGGAACAAATCAATCTGCTGTTATTAATTGTCGTGTGTATGGTGGAGGTAAAAGTGGAACCAATCAGGGTCGAGGAATTGAGTTGGACACACAAAATGATTCTGTCGTTGAAACTTTGATTTATAATGTTCACGGTCCTGCACTTTATAATGGAACAAGTGATGATCGAAATTCAAACATGATAAATTGCACCGTCATTTCTATTGGTGGTGATGGATATGACACTTCTGCTCAAACAGATGATCAGAGAGGAACTTCTGTTCATGGAAATATATTCTTTGATGTAGATGGTGATGGTGTAAAAGCAAATGCAAATGATGATGATATTGTTATCGCATCCTTTAATGCTTTTGGTAGCATTGGTGGATCAAATTTTGTAAATCTAGATTCGTATGAATCTATGGCAACACTCGGAAACAAAACTGTCTCGGAGAATGACTTTGTTGATTTTGCAAATCAAGATTTTAGAATAGCAAGATCTTCACCATTGTATAAGGGTATCGGTGGGACTCGAAACTTTGGTGCAATTCAAAATCAAGATTTTGAATTTACAGGAGCAGGATAATGTCAGTCACAGATTTGTTTTTTTCTCCAACAGGTGCAGGTAATAACTCAGGAGACTCTGTAGCGAATGCGATTCCAGCAACGAATGGTTCTGGAGACTGGTCTACTGAGATCAAAAGTCAAGATCGTCAAAACAAAAGATGGATCTTCTTGGAGGGAACATACAATGTGAGTTCCGAACTTGTTTCAACGGGATCAGAGGCAACAGATACGCAACCTAACTTTTGGGTGGGTGCGAAATCAGATGGAACGATACTCGAACCAACCTTTGATGAAACTGGTATGCACCTTGACACCACACACTACCCGATGATTACCAACAGTGCTGCTACAGCGATTTATGACAGCGACTCGCAAGGTCACTTTTATTGTATTGGTTTTGTAAATACAAATTCTTCGTATGGTCGTGATGGTGTTTTAAATAATGTTTTCAGTGAACTTCTTTATGTGTCTTATCTGGGATGCTTCTTCAAGGCAAAAGTAACAATCAACACAAACACATCTGTTGCTAAGGTTATAGGTGGTAATTTTATCATGTGTGAAGTTGTAGCAGAACCAGACAGTGATAATTTAGGAGCAGTTTTGGATGCGAGTGGAACACATAATAATGTGATAGCAGATTGTCGAATATATGGACCAGGCAAGACTCAATCTATCAGTGCTTCGACTGCTCATCACATCATATCTACAGCCAATGTCGTTGGAACACACATACTCTATACATTGATGGCAGATGGAGCAGCGGACGGATTTCATTTTGATGCGACATCTACAAACAGAAATAGTGTAATTTATAAAAACACTTTTGTAAATCTTGCTGGTGATGCTATGGATTTTCAAGAGTTAGATACATCCACACAAGGACATCGTGTTGACGGTAACATAGCATTTAATGTAGATGGTAATTTTGTAGAGTCTGATGCAGAGGGTAAACTGTTGTCATCAAAAAATTCATACTCTGGTTCGGGAGCATACTTTAATGGCATCACAGAGTTTAGTGTATTGAATACTGAAATTACTACGGCTACAGGTGACTTTTTTGACTATGCAAATGCAGACTATCGAGTAAAAAAGAACTCAAATGTTTTCAATAGATATAAGAGTGCTGGGAACTTAGGTGCTTTTCAAAACGAAGATTTCGAGTTTGTTTCCGTAAGTTAACATTGACATTCGATTGATCTATGCTACACTTTGCGAAAAGGAGATAGCATGATATCAACAGTGCCTAAATTACAATACTATAAACTTCGTGACGGTGCATCAGCGCCTGAATTTGCTACAGAGGGATCTGCCTGTTTTGATCTTCGTGTTTGCTGGGAAACAGAAGAAGAGATGTGGGGACCAATCAAAGGAAGAACCATTAAGAAAGGGAAAAAATTGCTTGTTCCCACAGGACTTGCATTCAACATTCCAGTAGGATACTCAATTCGTTGGCATCCAAAGTCGGGTCTTGCTTGTAAGCATGGTATTACATTAACAAACTGCGAGGGTATTATTGACTCAGATTATCATCAAGAGGTTTTTGTTTGCGTATGGAATACAAGCGACGAAAATGATTACTATCTTCGACAAGGTGATAAAATCTGTCAAGCAGAGTTGGTTCGTAATGAACATTATCATATCGAGGAAACATCAGAGCAACCACAAAAAACTACAACCAGAGATGGTGGATTCGGGAGTACGGGTAAATGACCAGAGATGAATTACTAAAGCACCATGAAACTCTTTGTAATGAAGCAAGAGAACTGATGAAAAGTAAAAATCACGACTACGCAGGTGAGGGTGGTACGGAGCCTTTCGCAAACTTTACACGGACAGAAGCGATGGGTGTATGTTCGACTGAGCAAGGTTTTCTTGTTCGTGTTGTTGATAAAGTTTCACGCTTGTCAACTTTCACAAGTGCTGGTAAACTAGAAGTCGAGGGTGAAGGTTTTCACGACTCGGTTGTTGACATTATTAATTATATGGTTTTGTTTAGCGGATACTTAAAAGATAAGAATGACTGACTTTTATACGAGTGTTGTCCCATACGGAGAGAAGATTCTTCTTCGTGGTTATAGAGATGGTAAACCGATCAAGGAGAAGCGAGAGTTTTTTCCTACGCTCTATGTTCCATCAAAACAGAGTAACACTGGATTCAGAACTCTTGAGGGTGAGTGGGTTGAACCTTTCAAACCAGGCACAATGAGTGACTGTAGATCATTCATCAACAAGTATAAGAGTGTGTCTGGTTTTGAAGTCTATGGAAACACAGACTACGTTTATCAGTTTATTGCAGACTCATACAAAGGTGAAATTGACTACGACATGTCTCTCATGAAAGTAGCATCAATTGATATTGAAACCACATGTGAGAATGGTTTCCCCGATCCCGATGATCCAGTAGAACAACTGATTGCAATCACGGTGAAGTGTAAGGGTAAGTCATATGTGTTTGGTCTAGGTGAGTTTCATATTGACAAACCAGATGTTCACTGTTTCAAGTTTACCAAAGAGGAGGACTTAGTTGAGTCCTTTATGATTTTCTGGGAGAAACTGGAACCCGATGTTATTACTGGTTGGAACACACGATTCTTTGACATTCCCTACTTGGTCAATCGCATCATATCTCTGTTCGGTGATGCGTTTGCAAAGAGACTTTCTCCGTGGAGAAACATCAAGATCAAAGAGGTGACAAAGAGAGGTAGAACCCATCGAGTTTATGACTTGGTTGGTATCGTCTCTTATGATTACTATGAACTCTATACTACGTTCACTTATGTTAATCAAGAGTCATATAAACTTGATCACATCGCATACGTTGAACTCGGAGAGCGTAAAGTTTCTCATGATGAGTTTGATAAGATGTCCGACTTCTATAAGAATGACTTTCAAAAGTTTATGGAATACAACCTCAAGGATGTGGAGTTGGTTGATCGTCTTGAGGACAAACTTAAGTTGATCGAACTTGCTGTTGCACTTGCGTATTCTGCGAAGGTGAATCTAATGGATGTGTATTCTCAAGTCAGAACTTGGGACTGCATCATTTATCATTACCTGTTTGATCATGGTGTGGTGATTCCTCAGAAGAAAGTCTATGAGAAAGACACGCAGTATGCTGGTGCTTTTGTTAAAGAACCAATCACAGGGATGCACGACTGGATTGTGTCGCTCGACTTGAACAGTCTGTATCCGCACTTGATCATGCAATACAACATTAGTCCCGAAACAAAAGTGGAGGTTGGTGACAGATTCGGAATCGGTGTGGATAATCTTCTCAAGAGCAGTCCAGAGATGTATAGCAAACCGTGTCACGAAAAGATCAAACAGTTTATATCTGAGGGTTACTCTGTTGCAGCAAACGGAACTTGTTATCGAAGAGATGTTCGTGGGTTTCTACCTACGCTCATGGAAAAGATGTATCAAGAACGAAGCATGTATAAGAAAAAGATGATCGAAGCACAGAAAGAGTTGGAGGATCTTCCAAACAAAGATATGACAACGCTGGGTCGTGCAGGTTACACGGAGAAACTGAAGAAGGATATATCAAAGTATCACAACTTCCAACTGGTTAGAAAGATTCAACTAAACTCCGCTTACGGTGCGATTGGTAATCAATACTTTCGATACTACGATGTCGATAAAGCAGAAGCGATCACCATGTCAGGACAGTTAAGTATTCGATGGATTGCTGACAAACTAAACGAGTTTTTGAATGATAGGATCGGAACAGAGGACTATGATTTTGTTGTTGCATCCGACACAGACTCTGTATATCTTCGCCTCGGTAAACTCGTGGATAAACTTTGTGCTGACAAGTCTAAGGATGAGATCGTAGACTTCTTGGACAAGGCTTGCACTAAAATTATAGAACCGTTTATTGACAAGTCTTTCGAGGAACTCGCAAGTATGATGAATGCTTACGAAAACAAAATGGTCATGGGTCGTGAAGTTATTGCAGACAAAGGTATCTGGACTGCGAAGAAGCGATACATGTTGAATGTGCATGACTCCGAAGGTGTTCGTTATGAAACTCCAAAGGTAAAGATCATGGGTATTGAAACCACAAGGTCTTCTACTCCAGAGATTGTTCGAAACGAACTCAAGGAAGTTATTCGTTTGATTCTAACCACCGATGAAGCGACAATTATAAATCAAGTTGAAAAGGTCAGGAGTAAGTTTTTCAACTCTACACCAGAGGAGATCGCCTTTCCTCGAAGCGTTCGTGGTTTGAGAAAATATTCCGATAGAGAATGTATTTACAAGAAATCTACTCCGATTGCAGTAAAAGGCGCACTGATCTATAATAACTATTTACGAGAGTTTGATCTCACGAAGAAGTATCCCCTAATCACAGAGGGTGATAAAATTAAATTCTTGTATCTCAAGAAACCCAATCCACTCGGCGGTCAGATGGGAACTGATCAGGTTGTTTCGTTCGTAAATAATCTGCCTACTGAGTTTGGTCTTGATGGTTTCATCGACTACGAGAAACAGTTTGAAAAGTCATTTCTTGATCCATTGACAAACATCTTAAATATGATAGGATGGTCACATGAAAAGAGAACAACATTGGAAGGACTATTTGTATGACATTCACAGAGGAACAATTGAAAGTAATTAAATGGTTGCTTGAGCGTGAATCAAATCACATCAAAGAAATATACAATGTGATGTTGAAAAGCGAATCATCTACAGTGGAACATATTGAAGATGTAACAAACAGGCTAGCAGAAGTAAATGATATATTAAAGATGATTGAGAAGGAGCAATAATGAGTAAATTTCTTCATGGGTTGGTTAAAGCGTCGGGTAATGAATATGCAAGCGTTTTGGATGACGGTATTGAGTCGGATGTCAACGGTTTTGTTGACACTGGTTCCTACACGTTTAATGCACTTCTTAGTGGTAGTCTTTATGGTGGTATGCCTGATAATAAAATTCTTGCTCTTGCAGGAGAGTCAGCAACAGGTAAAACTTTCTTTGCTCTCGGAATGGTGAGTAAGTTTTTGGAAACCTATGAAGATGGTGTTGTAATCTACTTTGATTCAGAGCAAGCAGTGACATCAGACATGTTTGAGGAGCGTGGTGTTGATTCAAGTAGAATTGCTGTGTTCCCGATTGATACTGTTGAAAACTTTAGAACACAAGTTGTAAAACTCGTTGACAACTATCGTGAACTTTCTCCTGCGGATAAGAAACCAATGATGATTGTTCTCGACTCTCTTGGTATGCTTTCAACCGAGAAAGAAATGTCGGACACTGCTGAGGGTAAGAATGTTCGTGACATGACACGCGCCCAAGTCATTAAGGCTACTTTTAGAACACTTACACTTAAGTTGGGTCAAGCGGGTATTCCGTTGATCATGACTAATCACACATACGATGTCGTTGGTTCTTATGTTCCAATGAAAGAAATGGGTGGTGGATCTGGTCTTAAGTATGCAGCATCTACTATTGTTTACCTTTCAAAGAAAAAGGTTCGTGACGGAACAGATGTGGTCGGTAATATTATTAAGTGTAAATTGTATAAGTCACGACTGACAAAAGAAAACTCTATGGTCGATGTGATGCTCAACTATGACAGTGGACTGAATCCTTATCACGGTCTTGTCGATCTTGGAATTGAATGTGGGGTATTGAAAAAGGTTTCAAATCGTGTAGAATTCCCTGACGGTAGAAAAGCGTATGAGAAGTCAGTCTACAATGAGCCTGAAAAGTATTTCACGGATGAAGTCATGTGGTCGATTGAACAAGGCGTTGGTAAAATTTTTAAGTATGGATCTTCAGTGTCGGAGAATAAGGTAGAAGATGAACACAGAACAACTAATCCTGTCGAACCTGATCAACAATGATGAATACTCTCGCAGAGTTATTCCGTATCTAGAAGAAGAATATTTTCAATCCAGAGTCGATAGACTTGTCTTTACTGAGATCAAGAACTATACGTTAAAGTATAGAAGCACTCCGAGTAAAGAGGCGATCAAGATATCACTGGACTCTCACGACGAGTTGACTCAGACTGAGATTCATGACTCCAATGAACTTATCGACTCATTGAATCAATGCACAAAGACCGAAGAGTTTGAGTGGTTGTTAAATGAGACTGAATCGTTTTGTAAAGACAAAGCGGTTTATAATGCTATTCTAGAGTCGATTCATATCATTGATGGAAAGTCAAAGTCTAAAACCTCTGGTGCGATCCCTGAGATCTTATCTGATGCACTCGCTGTGTCTTTTGATACACACATCGGTCACGACTACATCGAAGATTCGAATGATCGATATGAGTTTTATCATCAAGTCGAGAAGAAGATTCCGTTTGATCTAGATTTTATGAATCGAATCACTAATGGTGGTACACCATCCAAGACTTTGAATATTGTCATGGCTGGAACTGGTGTTGGTAAGTCTTTGTTCATGTGTCACCACGCTGCAAACTGTTTGATGCAGAACCTAAATGTTCTGTATATCACTTGTGAGATGGCGGAAGAAAGAATCGCAGAGAGAATCGATGCGAACATCATGAACATCACGCTTGATGATCTGAAAGATTTACCTTTCAAGATGTATGAACAGAAACTAAATGCAGCAACGAATGGTGTTAGTGGTAAACTAATTATCAAAGAGTATCCCACAGCAACAGCAAACTGCAATCACTTTAGAATCCTGCTCGATGAATTATCATTGAAGAAGAAGTTTAAACCTGATATTATCTTCATTGATTATCTAAACATCTGTGCATCCTCTAGACTGAAGCAAGGAAGCAACGTGAACTCTTACACATTTATTAAGTCAATCGCAGAGGAACTTCGTGGTCTTGCAGTCGAGAAGAATGTTCCGATCTTTAGTGCGACTCAAGTTAATCGAACTGGTTACTCCAGTAGTGATGTTGGTCTTGAAGATACGTCAGAATCCTTTGGTCTTCCTGCGACTGCTGACTTCATGTTCGCATTGATATCAACGGACGAGTTGGAGGAACACAACCAAGTCATGGTGAAACAGTTGAAGAATCGTTATAACGATACTGCTGTCAATCGAAAGTTTGTTCTGAGTATTGAAAGAGCAAAGATGAAACTGATCGATGTTCAAGCAGATGAGCAAGACCTTATTGGTTCGAATCAAACAGATGAGGACTCGTTTGGTTCTGGTTTTGACGGTAAGAAGTTTGACGATGAGTTTCAAGCACCAGAGTCTAAGAAATTTACTGATTGGAAAATGTAATGAGTCTATTCATTGACAAAAAGTTTATAAATATCGTGTCACCACAACTTGATAAGTTTGCATGGAAAAAGGACAATCTTGCAAACTGTCGTTGTCCTATTTGTGGTGATTCGACAACTAATAAAAACAAAGCGAGGGGATATTTTTTTGCAAACAAGAACAGTTACTTTTATAAGTGTCATAACTGCGGTTATGGAAGTAACGTATATAACTTCTTAAAAGAGGTTGCTCCAACTGTTGCAAAAGAATATTCTCTCGAAACCTTTTCAAGTAGAAATGAAAAGAAAAAGAATGATGTGATTGTTCCTAAGCAGGATGAGAAGATGTTTAATTTATTTCAAAAACCAAAACCAAAGGATGATTCGCAATATCTAAAGAATTGCATTCGAGTTGATAAACTTGATTCGGATCACTTTTGCAGGCAGTTTTTGGAGTTGCGTAAGATTCCAAAGGACGCATATAAATTACTTTACTTCTCTGAGAACTTTGGAAGGTTTCTTAAGAAAATGGACCCCGAAACTACGATGCAGTGTGGTTGGGAACCACGATTGGTAATTCCATTTTATAATCAAGAGGGTGATGTTGTCGCTGCACAGGGTAGAGCGTTGAACATGCAAGATGAAAAGAATGCTAGGTCAACTGCAAAGTATCTAACCGTCAAGACTGATAAATCAGCGGATCGTTTGTGGTATGGTCAATGGAGAGTGAATCCAAAGAAACGAATTTATATCGTAGAGGGTCCGCTCGATAGTTTGTTCATACCTAATACTATCGCTATGGTTGGTGCTGGTGCGTTGGATCAAATACCAACACATTTATCCGAGAGTGAAGGAGTTTATGTTCTCGATAATGAACCAAGAAACGCACAGATTGTTCGATACAACGAACGTCTAATTGAACTTGGTAAGAGTGTTTGTATATGGCCCAATGATATAAAGCAAAAAGATATAAATGATCTGATTACTTCGGGATACAATTCGTCTAGTATCAAAAGTATCATTGATGAAAATACAGTTTCGGGACTACAGGCTAATTTACGATTAACACACTGGAGAAAAGTATGAGTCAAGTAGAGGTGTTAGATAAAGGTCACGTTGATTACGTTGATCATATGGGTAGCGACCTTACAGTATGTAACGCTGCAAGAGTTTCGTTCAACAAAGAATCTGAGTGGGGACTTGACTTCGATGCAATCGAACGTTTGAAAAGTTGTCCTTACAACAAAGATGATGTTCGAATGCTCAAAGAGAAAGACGAGAAACTTATTCGTTACCTTGCAAAACACAATCACTGGACTCCTTTCGCACACCCTCAAATTACAGTGCGAGTCAAAGCACCCGTTTCTATTCGTACACAATTCTTCAAGCACAAGCAAGGATTTGTGGAGAACGAGATCAGCCGTCGTTATGTTTCTTACGAGCCAGAGTTTTACTCTCCTACATGGAGAGGAAAGCCAACTGATGGTGCAAAGCAAGGGAGTGAGGATTTTGTCACGGAGAAAGTCCGAACAAATTTGTATGACGCTATTTGTAGAGAGTCATACGAAAAGGCTCTTCAAGTTTATAACACACTGATCGAACAAGGAATCGCACCAGAGCAAGCACGTTTTGTTTTACCACAAGGAATGTATACCGAGTGGTATTGGACGGGATCTCTCGCAGCGTTCGCAAGATTCTATAAGCAACGTAAAGACGATCATGCACAGTGGGAGATTCGTGAATACGCTAGTGCAGTCGGAAAAATCATTGAACCTTTCTTTCCAGTTTCGTGGAAATGTTTGACAAAATAAAATAAATAAAGGACAACTGGAGATTAATTATGAGCGAACATTTACCAACACAATATCAAAACTTTATTCACCTTTCTCGTTACTCTCGATGGGTTCCCGAACAGGGACGAAGAGAAACATGGAACGAAACTGTAGCAAGATATTTTGACTTCTTTGTTGAACACTTAGAAGAAAAATGTAACTACATTGTTCCCGCTGATGAAAGAAAAGAGTTAGAGAATGCAGTTTTAAATCTTGAGATCATGCCTTCGATGAGAGCATTGATGACAGCAGGAGAAGCACTCAAGAGAGACAACGTTGCTGGTTATAACTGTTCATATGTTGCTGTGAATCGTCTACGTTCTTTTGATGAGATCTTATACATTCTCATGTGCGGAACAGGTGTTGGTTTCTCTGTTGAGCGTGGTGAAGTCGATCAACTTCCAATCATCGCAGAAGAGTTTCATGATACCGATACAACAATCGTAGTCGCAGACTCGAAGATCGGTTGGGCGAAGTCGTTCAAGGAATTGATTTCACTGTTGTCTATGGGTCAAGTTCCTGCATGGGACGTATCCAGAGTTCGTGCTGCTGGTGCAAGACTCAAAACTTTTGGTGGTAGATCTTCGGGACCAGAACCATTGGTTGACTTGTTTAACTTCACAGTAGAAACATTCAAAAAGGCTGCTGGTCGTAGACTTACGACTATTGAGTGTCACGATATTGTATGCAAGATCGCTGAGATCGTCGTGGTTGGTGGTGTTCGTAGATCAGCACTTATCTCTCTCTCGTCGTTACAAGACGATAGAATGCGTGATGCAAAGTCTGGACAATGGTGGGTAACTGAACCACAAAGAGCCTTAGCAAACAACTCTGCAACATACGATGGTCCTGTTGAGGTTGGACAGTTTATGGAAGAATGGCTTGCATTGTATAAGTCAAAGAGTGGGGAACGTGGTATCTTCAACAGACAGGCTGCTAGATCCGCTTGTGATCGCATGTCAGAGTGGAGAAAGGGTGAAAATATTCTCCGTGACTCAAACCACAAGTTTGGTACAAATCCATGCTCAGAGATCGTCCTACGCGACTGTGAGTTCTGTAATCTCACTGAAATTGTTGTGCGTGAAGGTGATACAAAAGCATCTCTGATGCGTAAAGCGAGACTCGCTACCATTCTCGGAACATGGCAGTCTACTCTTACTGATTTTAGATACTTAGCCTCTTCGTGGAAAAAGAATTGCGAAGAAGAAAGGCTTCTCGGTGTTTCAATGACAGGAATCATGGACTGCAAACTTACGAATGGAAAAGGCGGTAATCGTCTTGATCAACTCTTGTCTGGTCTGAGAGATGAAGTTGTAAATGTAAACCGTGACTATGCGAACACTTTGGGTATACCACAGTCTGCTGCAACCACATGCGTAAAACCATCGGGAACCGTGTCTCAACTCGTAGACGCTGCGTCTGGTATTCATGCTCGTCACAACCCGTATTACATTCGCACAGTGAGAGCAGACAACAAAGATCCGCTGTGTCAGTTTATGAAAGACAAAGGTTTCCCCCACGAAGCATGTGTTATGAAACCTGATAACGTGACCGTGTTCTCTTTCCCAGTGAAAGCACCAGATAACTCTATCTTCAGAACAGACATGACTGCGATAGAACAGTTAGAGTTATGGTTGGTTTATCAAAAACAATGGTGCGAACACAAACCATCCGTAACGATTACAGTCAAGGAAAACGAGTGGCCTGAGGTTGGAAGTTGGGTTTGGAACAATCTAGACTACATTTCTGGTATTTCGTTCTTACCTCACTCTGACCATACTTATAAGCAAGCACCGTATCAAGACTGTGATGTGAAAGAATATAAAGAGTTATTGAAACAATTACCAACTGATGTTGATTGGACAGAGTTAAAAACATACGAGGAACAAGACAATACAGCAGGATCACAGACAATGGCCTGTTCTGGAGATTCGTGTGAAGTTGTAGATTTAACCACTTGACATCCATGTGAATCATATATATACTTTATCAACTCAAAGTTGAGTAAGG